GGATGCCGTTATCCATTATTCATATCGCTACTATGACTACAAAAAACGGCAACTTTATTTTTGATAAATACGTATATAATTAATCAAGAGTGTAAACTATGACAAAAAAATTAGAAGAAACCTTTAATATTGAGTCAACTGAAGAAGAAAAGATTGAGTCAGTTGAAGAAGAAATAACGCCAACAATAGAGGAATCTAAAGAACTATCAGAAATTCTTTACAAAGAGTTAAAAACTACTGAAAAGATAGATAATGCACTTCCAGTAGTTCAAGACCTTAATCAACATGATAAAGAGATGGATGATATTCATCAAAAGGCTCTGGACGCATTTAATGATTTGCTTTCATTAGGAATGAATGTAGAAGTACATGCGGGTGCTAAGTTACTAGAAACAGCAAATCAGATGCTAAAAACGGCTATGGAAGCAAAAGATAGTAAAGTTGATAGAAAACTAAAGATGATTAATCTTCAATTACAAAAAGCCAAGTTGGACCATAACATTTCCAAGCATAAAGGCGAAGGAACTGAACTAGAAAGCGATGGTGCAGTTACAATTGATAGAAATGAACTTCTAAAACGTATAGAAAATGCCCAAAAAGATATAAAAAATGATAAATAAGAATAGAAGTTATTCGAATTAACACAATAGAGAACATATAATGAAAACATTTAAACAATACCTAACGGAGTCAACAAAAGAACACAAATTCACATTGAGATTCTGTTGTGACTTAGATGAAGCACAAGAGAATCGTATTGAGACATTCTTGTCTAAATATGACCTTAAATCGATGTCAAAAACATCGACTACGCCTATCACTAAGAATCCAATGTTTTTTAAAGATGTCGAGAATTCAAAAGTATCAAAGATTGATATCGTTACTGGTTATCCTCTGTCATCAGATATTCTACAACAACAATTAAGCGATTTACTAAGTTTACCACTTATGCATGTGGTTATTCATCCAGAAGGATGGGAACCAGAAGAAGAAGTTGTTGATGAAGACAAAGAGGCATTATTGGCATCAGATTACGATGAGACATCAGACGATGGCAAGACATATGGTAAAACTTTTGTAGATAAGTTTTTAAATGATTTAGAGAAAAAAGAACATGATGTTGTAGAGAACGAATTGAGCGTAACGCCAAAATCTGACCCTGCACCAGAACAAATGTCAAAAGATGAGAAATCTACTCCATCTGTCATAACAGGAGATGAAAATGACTAAGAAATATACCTTAACAACATCAGAGGAAACTGTTACAGAAAATCCAGAAGATATCATCAGATTGATGAAACTAGCAGGCCTTAAAGACGCACAACCAGTTGCTGAAGAAGAAGTAACTGAAGAAGTAGAAGCAGAAGTTTATGAGCCTACTGAAGCAAATGACGAACTGGACTTAGATGATTATTCTAAGAAATCTCCAGAAAGCATCAATAAACAAAAGAAATCAATTCAACCAACTCTTGGTGATAACCCATTAGAGTATTCATTAGACGAAAACGAAATTTACGAAGCGATGATGAAAGAATTTCCAGAAGATAAAGTAGAAGAAACTGCGGAAGAAAAAGTAGAAGAAACTGACGAATTGAAAGAAGAAGAATTAAAAGAAGACTGTGACTGTGGTCACGGTTCAGATTGCGATTGCGATTCAGATTGCGATTGCGGTTGTAATGAATCAGTTAATGAAGAACGTGTAGACGAAGACAAATCATTGACAGCCGGAACAATTAAAAAACTTCAACATTTAGTTAATACACAGTATGATGTTTATTCTCCTGGCAGTGACATCTTTATGATGTTCGGCAGTCCATATACCGCGGATGACTGGCTAAGTCATATGAAACTTACTATAGATGAAGTATTTACTAAGGAAGGTTCACCAGTGCCTCCAGAAGTCGCTAAGGTGTATAATGACTTAGAAGCATATTCTAAACAAACAGAACTTCAAGCGAAAAGAAGAGCAAATACAGATAAAAATGCTTCCAATGCCGCACCGTATTATCCAGAAAACGAAGATGAGTTGTATATAAGAGATAATTTTGCTGAACAGTGGAATGGTGCCTTTTATAGACTCGAAGACAGACTTGGCCTCGAGTATCAGGAAGACTTCGATGAATCAGCAGACATAGACAGACTTAAAGATTTAATAAATTATCAAAATTAAAAGCATTCCTCCATTGCGAACAAATAAAGTCTCCTTAGTGAGACTTTTTTGTTTTTGGCCTGCCCGACAAGATTCGAACTTGTGACCTTTGGTTCCGCAAACCAATGTTCTATCCAACTGAACTACGGGCAGTTGTTAATAGTATACATTATCTTGGAAATTTGTCAATAAAAAACCCGACATAAAGCCGGGCTTTCTAATTCTTACATTTTAGAGTTGATTATCAATTAGTATGCATAAGTTCCATCGTTATTTCTAACAGTACTTGACGCAGTATCAGTAATTGAACCAAAGTTTTGAGTATCAACAACTGGTCCAGTAAGTTCACCTAACGCAGTATAACCACGAGTTCTTCCAGTTGAACCACCCGTTGTTGAACTATGTCCAGCACCTCTAGTTGGTAAATCATCGCCACTAGATGTAATCGCACCAAAATCAGCCATTTCTCTTAAATCGATTGTACGTCTGACTTTAATCTTCGACATTCCAGCAACTGCTCTTAAACCTCTATATCTTGCCATTTTATTTCTCCCATATGAATGATGTTGAAGTGGGAATCTTCAATCATCAATAGTATTTATCACATACACAGGTTTATTAAGTTCTAATGAATGATAAATACTACTATAATTAACTGAGTATATAATGACACATGGCAGATTTAACTAAAAAACCATATCAAAAAACCCAATTTAGTAATACACAATTGTTAGAATTTAGCAAGTGTATGTCAGACCCGTTCTATTTTTTGAACCAGTATTTCTGGATTCAGCATCCAACACAAGGGCAAATACTATATGCGGCATATCCATATCAACATGATTTGGCAAAGTCTTATCATAATTATAGATTTTCTATATCTATGTTGGGCAGACAGATGGGTAAATCAACAACTGCGGCTGGTTATCTGTTATGGTATGCAATGTTCAATCCAGACCAAACAGTTCTGATTGCGGCACACAAATATTCTGGTGCCCAAGAGATTATGCACAGAATTAGATATGCATATGAGATGTGTCCAGATTTCATTCGTGCAGGTGTAACAAACTATAACAAAGGTAGTATTGAATTTGATAATGGCTCTCGTATCATTGCTCAAGCAACAACAGAAAATACTGGTCGTGGTCTTTCAATCTCACTACTATACGCAGATGAGTTTGCGTTTGTGCGACCAACAATTGCGAAAGAGTTTTGGACTTCTATATCTCCAACATTAGCAACGGGTGGTAAAGCAATTATCACTTCAACACCAAACTTAGATGATGACCAATTCGCAATCATCTGGTCAGGTGCTAATAAGCAATTAGATGATTATGGAAACGAAACAGATGTGGGTATAAATGGTTTTAAACCGTACAAAGCATTATGGCATCAACATCCAGACAGAGATAAACAATGGTCAGTTGAAGAAGAAGCACGTGTTGGTAAAGAACGTTTCTTAAGAGAACATGAATGTCAGTTTATTGCCTACGATGAAACTCTAGTAAATAGTTTGAAGTTGTCGGGGATTAAAGGTGTTGAACCAAAATTGCGTACAGGACAAATTCGTTGGTTTGAAGATATTAATAAAGATTCTACTTATGTTGTTGGACTCGACCCATCCATGGGAACAGGTGGCGACAATGCCGCTATTCAAGTTTGGGCATTACCAGAACTCACACAAGTTGCAGAATGGCAAAATAATAGAACAGATGTGAGAGGACAAGTACAGACAATGCATACAGTTCTCACTATTATTAAAGATGAGATGACAGAACTAGGAAATACTCAACCAGATTTATATTGGTCAGTAGAGAACAACTCATTAGGAGAAGCCGCTCTTATAGTCATTGAAGAAATGGAAGAAGATAGATTTCCTGGAACATTCTTGCACGAGCCGAAGAAAAAAGGTAGACAGAGGGTTTCCAGAAAAGGATTTACTACAACTTATAAGACAAAAATCACAGCCTGTATGAAAATGAAATCTTGGATTGAAAGTGATAAAATGATTCCTATGAGTAAAAACTTAATAAGAGAATTGAAAACATTTATAGCAAAAGGTAAAAGTTATGAGGCAAAATCTGGAGAAACAGATGATTTAGTGTCAGCAACCCTATTATGTGTGAGACAAATACAGTTTATATCAAGATTTGAAGAAGGATATGAAGAAATGCTTGGTGAGAGACTAGACGATGCAGATAGTGATTATTCAGAGCCACTTCCTGTGATATTTTGATAAATACATAAAACAAGTTCGGAAATATAATTATGGCAGTAAATTTAAACGATATCGCAAATAAGACTATGAAGTTGATGCAGGGCAGTGGACACAAGATGAGAATGTTCGATGCTAATAGCGGCAAGAGTGTAGCGACACCAGATGAAGCAAGATTCTTTTACGTTAAAGAGCCAAACATGATGGTTCATATTGATGGGAACACCAATGAACTAAAGTTTCATATCGGCGAAGACGTTGCTATAGATAATCCAGAAATTAATAGTATGATGAATCAACTGAAGTCCTTAGCACGTACCAATATGCTAGATTTCGATATTCGTTCATTTGGAAAACATATTGAACCTAAGAACTATGCATATAAGGTTAAACAAAACAAGGAGAATACCATGAATGACTTATTCAATGAAGGCATGGGCCCATTGTCTGGGTCATCACGTACTAGCCGTCAAACATTAGAAAACGTACGTCTAATATTAAAACATCGTGCGCCAGTAAACGAAGAATCTCGTGGTTCTCGTTCACGTAATATCTCAGCAATCTTCGTTGAGACTGGAGAAGGCGAACGTTTCAAATATCCATTTATTCACTTGAATGGTGCAAGAGCAATGGCAAGACATATCGCATCAGGTGGTGAAACACATGATATGGTAGGCGAAGCAATTGTAGAGTTGTCTAGTAATCTAGCACAATTAAAAGAGTTCACTAAGATAGTAGATAAACAACAATTAGTAAATGAAAACAATCGTAAAGTTGTACTAAATGTTAGACGCAGTATGAACTCAATCAAAGAAAAAGTACAGAGAATTCAAGGTGCTAGAGGTTATGCTAAATTTGTTGAAGGTATTGCTCTTAATGGTGAAAATACACAAGCAGAGATTTCAGAAGAAACATTAGATTCATACGTTCAAAAATTCACAAAGACATCATTTGAAGAATCGTTAAAAGATATTCTACCATTAGTTCATCGTGTAAATGAAGAAGAATTTGAAAATCGTAGAGATAATCAAACTGCAAGAGTTAAAGAAATAATGACAGCGACAGTTAAGAAGACTGGCGAGAGAGTTAACAAGATATCATTTGGCGAGCCAAGTAATCCAGCATATGATTACGATAAAATTAAGAAGCAATTTGCTGAACCTCGTACACCAGAAGAAGCGGCTGAACAGAAGATTTCTAAAATTGCAATGACTTTTGATGATATTGCTGATAGAGTAACAGTAGACACACTAAAAGATAAAGGTGCTAAGAAGAAAGGCCACGACTTGGCGGCTGAAATTTCTTTCTTCTTAACAGATATTGCAGATGCTATTCGTTCTAATCCAAGAGGTATTGATAAAGAAGATATGCAAGTGGCAGGAACACTACTTAAGATGTCAAAAGCATCAGTAGAAACCGTAGAGCCAAAATCAGCAGACGTACAAATATCTGAAATGCTTGAAGAAGCATTCTCAAAATTCGACCCAGACAGAGTGCTTATAGAAAATTAATTTTCTACTTGACATTCATTGTCAACCTATGCTATAATCAAAGAGAGTGTTAAAACTCTCTTTTTTTATGCTTCCAAAAACATTCAAAAAGACTGATTTAATGCTTGACTTTAAGAAAAAAGATAAGTATAATAGTATCATTAGTAGAAATATTTGTGATACATAAAAACTAATAAAAAACTAATAATAAGAAAACTAATAAAGGCTAATATAGGAGAAATATAATGGCAACACTAGCAGAAATCCGTGCAAAACTTCTTGCACAAGACAACAAAGCATCAGAGAACTCTTCCTCAAATAGAGGGACAGATGCAGTCTATCCCTTCTGGAATATGGAAAATGACAATACATCAGTATTGAGATTCCTTCCAGACTCAGACCCCACTAACACATTCTTTTGGAAAGAACGTCAAGTTATTAAACTTCCGTTCCCTGGTGTTAAAGGCGGTGACGAAACTAAACGAGTAATCGTTCAAGTACCTTGCGTTGAAATGTGGGGCGAATCGTGCCCAATTCACGCAGAGATACGTCCTTGGTTTAAAGACCCAGCAATGGAAGACCTAGGTCGTACATATTGGAAAAAGCGTTCATACGTTTTCCAAGGTTTGGTTGTATCTGACCCTATCGGTGGTGAACAACCAGAAAATCCAATTCGTAGATTTATCATTGGACCACAAATTTTCAAGTTATTGAAAGCGGCTCTAATGGACCCAGACATGGATAATCTACCAACGGATTATGAACAAGGTACAGACTTCCGTCTTACTAAAACACAAAAAGGTCAGTATGCTGACTATTCAACTTCATCTTGGTCACGTAAAGAACGTTCACTAAATGAAGAAGAACGTCAAGCAATTGAAACTCATGGTCTATATGACTTGAATGAGTTCATGCCAAAACGTCCAACTGAGGATGACATGCGAGTAATCACAGAGATGTTTGAAGCATCTGTTGATGGTGAATTGTATGACCCAACTCGTTGGGGACAGCACTATAAACCTTATGGGTTAGATGTTCCAGCAGGAACTTCTGCACCTACAACTTCAACTCCATCTGCTCCAAAAGTAGAAGAAGTTAAAGAAGTTGCACCAGCAGAAACAACACCTGTTGCTGAAACACCAACACCAACGCCAACACCGGCACCAGCAACAGCAGAAACGACTGCTGATGCACCGAAGGCCGATGCGGCAGATATCTTAGCAATGATTCGTAGTAGAAAAACTGACTAAGAACCAATATGAGTGTGGGGAGTAAATCTCCCCATACTTTTATAAAATATCACATAAGGAGAATTATATGGCACGAGCCTTTGATGCGAGTAAATTTCGCAAAAACATAACAAAATCTGTTCCAGGTATGAGTGTAGGTTTTAGAGACCCAGACACTTGGATATCAACAGGTAATTATACATTAAATAAACTTATCAGTGGTGAATTCCATAAAGGAATTCCATTAGGAAAAGTAACAGTATTTGCAGGCGAAAGTGGTGCAGGTAAATCATTTGTTGCCGCTGGTAATGTAGTTAGAAATGCACAACAACAAGGAATTTTTGTAGTACTAATAGATAGTGAGAATGCACTAGATGAAACGTGGTTACACGCACTCGATGTAGATACTACACCCGAAAAACTACTAAAATTGAACGTAGCAATGATTGATGATGTTGCTAAAATCGTTTCAGATTTTATGAAAGACTATAAGGCAGAATATGCCGATGCACCAGATGAAGACAGACCTAAAGTATTGTTTGTTATTGACAGTCTTGGAATGATGATGACCCCAACCGATGTTGACCAGTTCAATCGTGGTGACATGAAAGGTGATATGGGTCGTAAACCAAAAGCCCTAGCGGCACTAGTAAGAAATAGTGTGAATATGTTTGGCGACTATAATATCGGTTTAGTTGCTACAAATCACACATACGCATCACAAGATATGTTTGACCCAGATGATAAAATCTCAGGTGGTCAAGGATTTATCTATGCGTCTTCAATTGTAGTAGCAATGAAGAAACTTAAACTAAAAGTAGATGCAGATGGCAATAAGACATCTCAAGTACATGGTATTAGGGCGGCTTGTAAAGTAATGAAAACAAGATATGCTAAACCATTTGAGGGTGTTCAAGTAGAGATTCCATATGAAACTGGAATGTCACCATACTCTGGATTAGTTGAGTTTTTTGAAGCAAAAGGAGTATTAATAAAACAAGGCAATCGATTGAAATATAATACAAAATCAGGTGAAGAAATGATTGAGTTTCGTAAGAACTGGACAGATGATAAACTTGATATTGTTATGAAAGACTGGAATGAAGAAAATTTGGATGACGAAAAGCATGAACTGGAACCAGTTGAGTCAGAAGTATAAGAAAAAAGCAAAATGTAATAAATACATTGCTTACACTAACAAGACATACTAAGAGGAGACGTTTTTGGAATCAGAATCGCTTTATGAGTTATGGGAGACTTTACTAACTTACATCCCAGGAAAAGACAGAATCGAAGCAGGTGAGATGTTTATCAAACAGTGTGACGAACTAGGAATGAGTCCGGAAGACATAGAGATATTAATCGACGGAGATAAGATACTAGAAGTCGCACTAGACCGATATTTTGAAGATGATGATGAGGATTATTATGAAGAAGACGATGATTGGGACTAATGAATTGGTATAGTGACATAGTAAAAGACTGGAGTAAAATTCCAAACTGCATTCAATTTTTTGAAAGCGAGTTGCTAGATGCGAGAAAGGAAGTTAAGATTAAGGGTAATATTGAAAAGAACTCTACTCAACTTCCTGCATTCGTTGAATTAAGATTTGCCCAGTTACAAGAGATTGAAGCAATACTTGAACATCTGAATATTCAGTTACGTAAAAAGAGAAGTTCGTATCTAAGAAAATATTTAGAGAATTATAATAAAGTATTGAGTAGCAGAGATGCTGAAAAGTATGCCGATGGAGAAGACGAAATTGTTGCAATTGGTGAATTGATAAATCAAGTAGCACTTGTAAGAAATCAATACCTAGGAATAACAAAAGGCTTTGAAATCAAACACTTTCAACTGTCAAACATAATTAAGTTACGTGTGGCAGGAATGGAAGATTCAGAGATTAACACATATTAGGGAATGAGGAACAATGACTGGGATTCACATAGTTAAAAGAAACGGAGAGAAAGAAGAACTAGATTTAGAAAAAATGCACAAAGTTGTGTTTGAAGCATGTAATAATATTAATAATGTATCAGCAAGTGAAGTTGAATTAAAATCACATATTCAATTTTATAGCGGAATGACAAGTAGTGAGATACAAGAAACATTAATTAAAGCGGCCGCTGAACTAATAACAGAAGACACACCAAATTATCAATGGGTTGCAGGAAATCTAATTAATTATCATATTAGAAAAGAAGTGTATGGTGCTTTTGAGCCATCTCATGTACTTGATTTAGTTAAACAAAATGTCAACTCTGGATTTTATGATAAGTCTTTATTAGAAGATTATACTGTAGAAGAATGGGAAAAGATTAATAGTTTCATCAAACATGATAGAGATTTTGATATTACTTATGTAGGGATGGAACAGTTTCGAGGAAAATATCTAGTTCAAAATCGTGTTACTGGCACAATATATGAAACACCACAAATGGCATATATGTTAATTGCGGCAACACTATTCAGTAAATATGATAAAGAAGAAAGATTAAAATGGGTAAAAGATTACTATGATGCAATTAGTACTTTTGATATCTCTTTACCAACTCCTGTTATGGCAGGTGTACGAACACCACAAAGACAATTCAGTAGTTGTGTACTAATCGAAACAGATGATAGTTTAGATAGCATCAATGCGACATCTAGTTCAATTGTTAAATATGTCTCTCAGAAAGCAGGAATTGGGGTTGGTGCGGGTAGTATCCGTGCAATAAACTCACCTATTCGTAATGGAGATGCAAGTCATACAGGTGTTATTCCATTCTATAAAATGTTTCAAGCGGCAGTAAAATCATGTTCACAAGGCGGTGTTCGTGGTGGTGCGGCAACATTATATTATCCTGTTTGGCATTTAGAAGTAGAAGACTTACTTGTATTAAAGAACAATAAAGGTACAGAAGATAATCGTGTTAGACACATGGATTATGGGGTACAGTTTAATAAGTTGATGTATGAACGTCTAATGTCAGGTGGCAATATTACTTTGTTTTCACCACAAGATGTACCAGGACTATATGAATCATTCTTTAATGACCAAGATAAGTTCCGTGAATTATACGAACAAGCAGAACGCAAGACATCTATTCGTAAGAAAACAGTACCTGCGATTGAATTATTTTCATCATTTATGAATGAACGCAAGAATACAGGTCGAATCTATCTTCAAAATGTAGACCATGCGAATGACCATAGTTCTTTCATTTCAGAGGTCGCACCAGTTAAACAATCAAATCTATGTTGTGAGATTACTCTTCCGACTAAGCCATTGAACAGTGTAATTGATGAAGAGGGCGAAATTGCTCTCTGTACACTCAGTGCAATCAATTGGGGAAATATTAAATCACCAGAAGATTTTGAAAAGCCTTGTGAGTTAGCAGTAAGAGGACTTGATGCTCTATTGAGTTACCAAGATTATCCACTCATTGCGGCCGAGTTAGCAACAGATAACAGGAGACCTTTGGGCGTAGGCATTATTAATTTTGCGTATTGGTTGGCTAAAAATGATACAAATTATTCTGACCCTAACTTAGAATTAGTAGATGAATGGGCAGAAGCATGGAGTTATTATCTAATCAAAGCATCAAATAATTTGGCAAAAGAGATTGGACCTTGCCCTAAATCTGATGAAACAAAATACGGACATGGTGTTGTTCCGATTGATACTCGTAAAGTAGAGATTGATGAACTAGTAAAACACTCAGAGAGAATGGATTGGAAAGGTCTTAGAGAAGACTTAAAAGAACATGGAGTAAGAAACTCAACACTAATGGCACTTATGCCTGCTGAAACATCAGCACAGATTTCTAACTCAACAAATGGTATTGAACCACCACGTAGTTTGGTGAGTGTTAAACAAAGTAAGCACGGTGTGTTAAAGCAAGTAGTTCCTGGTATTCATAAGTTAAAAAGTAGATATGAACTTCTGTGGGACCAAAAATCACCAGAGGGTTACTTAAAGATTATGGCAGTATTACAAAAGTATATTGACCAAGGTATATCAGTAAATACAAGTTACAACCCTGTACATTATGAAGATGAAAAGATTCCAATGTCGGAGATGTTACAACATTTGATTATGTTTTATAAATATGGTGGCAAACAGTTGTATTATTTCAATACATTTGACGGCCAAGGAGAAGTAGATATTAATGCTCTTAATGATGAACCATTAGAGCCAGGATTAATAGATGATGAGGATTGTGAAGGTTGCACAATATAGAGGAAAGAAGATGACAACAGTATTTAATTCAAAAAATAAACAAGACCACACCAAAGCAAAGGCTTTCTTGGACCCATCAGGTGGTGTAACAATTCAACGATATGATATGTTGAAGTACAAACAGTTTGATAAACTAACTGATAAGCAGTTAGGTTTCTTTTGGCGACCAGAAGAAGTCGATTGTCATAAAGATGCAAACGACTTCAATAATCTTACAGAGAATGAAAGACATATATTCACAAGTAATCTCAAAAGACAAATCATATTAGATAGTGTACAAGGTCGTGCGCCAGTAGAAGCATTTGGACCACTAGTAAGTATTCCGGAACTAGAAGCGTGGATTCAAACTTGGACATTTAGTGAAACAATTCACAGTCGCAGTTATACACATATTATTCGTAACGTATATGCTAATCCTAGTAAAGTATTTGATGAAATGATGTCCATTAATGAGATTACAGATTGTGCTGATGCCATTAGTACTAACTATGACGAACTTATTGACTTGTCATTAAAATATCAATTGCTAGGAGAAGGTAAACACACAATCAATGGCAAGAAAGTTGAAGTAGACTTATACGAACTTAAGAAAGCATTATATAAAACACTAATGAGTGTCAATATCTTAGAAGGTGTTCGTTTCTATGTATCATTTGCATGTTCATGGGCATTTGCAGAACTTAAGAAGATGGAAGGTAATGCCAAGATTATTAAACTAATTGCACGTGACGAAAACTTGCACTTAGCATCTACACAATCACTTCTTAAGGTTTTGCCAAAAGACGATAAAGATTATATTAAGATTGCTAAAGAAACAGAAGAAGAATGTATTCAAATGTTTGTTGATGCAGTCGAACAAGAAAAGGCATGGGCAGAATATCTATTTAAAGATGGCAGTATGATTGGACTAAACACACAACTATTAAGTGATTATATTGAATGGATTTGCTGTAAACGTATGATTGCTGTAAATCTAAAATGTCCATATACAGTACCACAAGCAAATCCGTTACCATGGACACAGAAATGGATTGCAGGCGCAGATGTACAAGTAGCGCCACAAGAAACAGAGATTACTTCTTATATACAAGGAGGAGTCAAACAAGATGTATCAGAAGACACATTTGGTGGAATGTCACTATGATAGACCTTGATACAATTGGTACAGTAGATTATCAAGTGAAAGATTTTGTTGCGTTAACACCACATAACGATGCACATTTTTGTTTAGTACCTAGGACTGTTGACCAACAGGTTATTTTAAAATTACAAAAGATTATGATGGATATTGGCAATGCTAATATTAAAGATGGAGTATGTGAGCAATACGAAACCGTAATGAAGTTTGTTAACGACCATCCAATCATAGAAATACACTTAACGAAGGAGAAAAAAATGACTAAAATGGGTTTAGAATTTAATGCATGGATTCAAAATACATGGATGGACCACCTTGATGAAAAGATGCAGTGGAATGAAAAAGTAGATTACACTCAAAAAGAATGGCTTAAGAAGAACTTAGATTTCTTAACCAATAGATTCCAAGAAGAAGTTAGACAGAAGTAAATGAAAATAGTTCTTGCAACTGGTGGATTTGACCCAGTTCATTCTGGTCATATCTCATATCTCAAAGCCGCTAAAGAAATGGGCGACATGCTCATTGTGGGCTTAAACTCAGATGAATGGTTAGAACGCAAAAAGGGCAAATCTTTTATGCCTTGGAATGAGCGTCTAGCAATTCTTAATAACTTACAGATGGTAGATGAAGTCTTCACCTTTATGGATGACGATGATACTGCTATCAATTTTATTAAACAAGTTATTGCACATTATCCAAATGACCAAATAATCTTTGCCAATGGTGGTGATAGAAAGAAAGGTAACACGCCTGAATTAGAATTTGCAACATCTATCGCAGATACTTCACCTGGATTTGGTTTTATGTGGGGAGTAGGCGGAGAAGATAAAAAGAATTCAAGTAGTTTAATATTAGAAGAATGGAAATCACCTAAAACGATTCGTAATTGGGGATGGTATAGAGTGTTAGATGATAAATCAGGATATAAAGTAAAAGAATTAATAATTGCACCTGGTCAAAGTCTAAGTATGCAACGCCACGAACATAGAGCAGAGCATTGGTATATACTTAAAGGAGAATGCTCATTTAATACAATAAATGCTTCCTCTGACATTGAATGGTCAGGAACATTCAAAGAACATCAGACAGTGACAATTCAAAAAAATGAATGGCACCAAGCATGTAACGAAACAAATGAACCATGTCACATATTAGAAGTACAGTATGGCGACAAGTGTGTAGAAGAAGATATCGTGAGGTTACCTAAATAAGACTAACACGATATTCAATGTAAATTTCACAATTAAAAGGAGTAAGAAATGAAACTAATTAAGACAGGAAATATATATGATAAGGATAACTCAATGAACTTACTAAACTTAACTGAAACAGAGATTAATCAATTAATCGAATCATTAGCAAGAAATCCAGGTATCGAAGAAGATGAAAAAGAGCCAACATTACATTGGTTGCGTGAGCAATTATCTGAGCAAAAAGTTGGTGGAGCATGGAAACGTAGACTTAGAGAAAAGGGTCACGTTATCTAACGAATGGAGTCATTTAAGTACTATTTAATCGCTACACTTATTACGTTAGTGATTATATTTAGTTTCATCAAGTCAGTAGAGGCAGAATCTATTCACGACACCACGCCAGTTGATGAAATTGTATTAGCAAATGAATTGTTAGATAAAGAAATGGCTATATTAGTTTTAGGTGGAATAGATTATTTTGTCCAAGAATGCACACCTTTAACTGAACGTGGTGAAAAATATAGAGATAAAATAATAAAACACCACGAAATATCAGAAGGTCTTTTAGGAGTTAATCCAACTTATATTAAAGGGGCAATAGCAGTATCTGGATATGATTGTTACGAGATGTATGAGTTGATAACACAGATAGAAGATTCTAATCTTGTAGAAGAGCCTGAACAACCTGTTGATAAAAAAGAAAGTATTTCTGAGAAGTAATTGACATCCTACCATCGTTATGTTATAATACTTCTTACAACTAAAACTAAGGAGAGTTTATGCTAGAGGCTAGTAATATGTTTTGGATTATATGGGGTGCATGTGGTGTTTGTATGTACCTTGCTTACAGTTATGGTAAACAGGCAGGATATACACAAATGCACATGGAAATAGCAACAACTATTGTTGATATTCATTTCGAAAAAGAAAAAGTTGAAATGATGAAAGCAGAGTTGCTTGAAATTCAAGATGCAACAGAAAAGTTAATTAAAGAAAATAATAAAGTTACACAGACATGAAAATCATAGCAGGAAATAGTAACTTGCCCCTTGCAGAAGAAATTGCTGGTTATTGTTTTTCAAGTTTGGTTCCAGCAGAAATAAAAACATTTGCAGATGGTGAAAGCAGTGTAGAATTTTTAGAAAACATACGTGGTGAAGATGTTTTCATTATACAAAGTACAAGTACACCGGTTAATGATAATCTAATGGAATTAATGATTATGATTGATGCGGCAAAACGTAGTAGTGCAAAACGTATTACGGCAGTTATTCCTTATTTTGGTTACGCAAGACAAGATAGAAAAAGTGCAAGTCGTACGCCAATTACTGCTAAACTAGTAGCAAATCTAATTACAGAAGCCGGTGCAGATAGAGTTCTTACGATGGACTTACATGCTGGACAGATTCAAGGTTTCTTTGATATTCCACTTGATGATTTAACAAGTAGAGTTGCTTTTGCTAAAGATATTAAAAGAAAGTTAGGAAAGAAAGCATATCAAAATACAGTATTTGTTTCACCAGATGCTGGTGGTACTGTTAGAGCAAGAAAGTTTGCTGATATGTTCCATGAAGATATTGCGATTGTTGATAAACGCAGACCAAGAGCAGGCCAAAGTGAAGTAATGAATATTATTGGTGATGTTGATGGGCAACATGCTATTCTAGTTGATGATATTGTTGACAGTGGCGGAACATTATGTAATGCCGCACAGGCAATCATAGATGCAGGTGCATTAAGTGTAAGAGCATATATTACTCATGGTGTTTTAACTGGTGAAGCCTGTCAAAAGGTAGAGAATAGTGTGTTAGAAGAATTAGTCATAACGGACAGTATTGATTTTAAATGTCCAAATGATTGTAAAAAGACACGAGCAGTGTCAGTATCAAAATTATTCGGTGAAGCAATTCGCAGAGTAAGTAATGAAGAAAGTGTGAGTAGTTTGTTTAATAACAACATAAAATTATGAACCAACCAACAATAAAAGTGGGAACAGTTATACAACATAAACATTCTCATAAAATAGCAAAGATTACAGATGTATACTATCCACCTGATAATCCTTATGTTATATCTTTGTCTTATAGTTATGTAGAGTCAGGTAATACTCGCTCAATAATAGACACAGATTTAGAGAATTTTATTGAAAAATGGGATGTTTTAGACGCAAAACCACAAAAAAATAAGCCAATTCCTGCTTAATTTAACTTAAAAATAGTCAAAAACTTGACAAATCCTCTATTTGGTGTATACTATAAGTATATTCAATAAAAGAGAGGGTTAAATATGGCTTATATATCAACAGAAGAAGTAAAAGCGGTTAGAGTTGCTCTTAAAGAGCGATTTAAAAACAAAATCAAGTTCTCCGTTCGTAGAGAACACTATTCAAGTCTTAATGTTTCTATTGTTTCTGGCGAAATAAACTTCTTTGACGGAAGTTTAGACCGTGAAGACCCATGGAACAAAGAGGCTCCAGCCCATAAGTTCGATGGTTATGAGCAAATCAATGAGTATTATCCTGAAAATTACGGTAAACATAAAGCATTATTCAGTGAAATTGTCAAAATTATGAAGACTGCACCAGCATCAATAGAGGGTGGTCGTGCTTGGTATGACAAATCAGATGCAATGATTGATTACTTTGATACTGCTTATTACACTCACCTTAACATTGGTAAGTGGAACAAACCTTATGAATTTAAGGGAGCGAAATAGTTAAAAACTTGACAGATATGATATCTGTGCTATAATATACTTAAATTAAACAAATGAGAGGGTTTAAAATGAATATAGTAAAAATAGAAAATGGGTCTTATAACAATACCGAGATAAACGGTTGTTTCCCATTAGTTAAAGGTATTACAAAATCAAAAGACGGGTCATACTTTGTGAAAGTTAAAGTGACTGATTCCGATGAACGAGTATTTAAAGGTAAAGATGCTTGTAGAGTTAAAATCGAAAATCAAGACCAAGTTACCGAAGTCGAAGGTTCAGCAAATAAAAAACTTGTTGAAACTGACGAACAAGGAATGGATAGAATTAAAGAACGTTTTGAAATTCTAGACGAAATGACTAATGCTACATTAGATGGCATTGTTAGAGGTATGGTAGTAACAGGACCTCCAGGAGTTGGTAAAACGTTTGGTGTTGAACAAGTACTTGAAAAAGATAGTTTGTTTGATATGATGGCTGATAAGCCTCTTAGACATACTTTTGTAAAAGGTGCCATGTCGGCAATTGGTCTATATAGTACTCTTTATAAGTATTCAGATTCCAAGAGCATTGTTGTTCTGGATGACTGTGATACTATTCTTTTTAATGAAGATGCCTTGAACATTCTTAAAGCCGCACTTGATAGCGGTAAGAAAAGAAAGATTTCTTGGAACTCGGACTCTAACTTTTTAAGAAGAGAAGGCGTTCCTGGTGAGTTTGAATTCAACGGTTCAGTTATCTTTATTACAAACTTAAAGTTTGATAGTACTAGACAAACTAAAATCAAAGACCACTTAGAAGCAATTCTTTCTAGGTGTCATTATCTTGACCTTACACTTGACACTACTAGAGATAAGTTGTTAAGAATTAAACAGATTGCCAGAGAAGGTGGATTGTTTGATAGTAAAGGTCTTACTAAGATACAAGAACAAGAAATCATTGAGTTCATGTATGAAAAGAAAGACAGGTTAAGAGAGATTTCTTTAAGAATGGCTCAAAAGATTGCAGACCTTAGAAATATGTCTCCAACTAAATGGAAAGTTCTTACTGAATCAACTTGTATGAAAAGAGCAGTATAAGTTGTAATTAATTAAAAAGTTGACCCCTCGGCGGCAGTAATAGAAATGTTACTGCCGTTTTTTTATGCCATCCGCTAAGAAAACACTTGAAATCCCTATTCGGATATGTTATACTATCTTAAATGATAAAGAAAAAGTATAAATGAGTAAATGCACAATCATAATCAAGGACGAAGTAAACATTAAGTTAGAAGGCCTTGACCCATCAACTCGTAGGAAATGTAGTGATAAATTGAAGTATTTTCTACCTCATGCATATCATATGCCTGCATTTAAACTCGGTCGATGGGATGGAACGGTCCGCTTTTGTGATGTCGGTGGTAGAACTTATCTAAATTTATTAGATGATATTTTGCCTGTAATCATCGAACAAGGTTACGAAATAGTTATCGATGATAGGCGTAAAAACGAAGAAATGAGTTTTTCAGTAGTGACTGAGGACTTCTGGGAAGGAGTCACTTGGCCTGAAGGACATGCGAAAGCGGGCGAACCCATTGTTTTACGAGATTATCAAGTTGAAGTAATCAATCAGTTTATATCTGCACCACAATGTCTACAAGAGATAGCCACGGGAGCAGGTAAGACGATTATGACTGCTACGATGAGTAAAGTAGTAGAGAAATATGGTAGGTCAATTATTATAGTTCCAAATAAAGATTTAGTTCGACAAACAGAAGAAGATTATACTAATTGTGGACTAGATGTTGGAGTATATTTTGGTGATAAGAAAGACCACGGAAAGACACATACGATTTGTACATGGCAGAGTTTAAATTCTTTATTAAAGAAAACTAAGAAAGGCGAAGCAAACATCCAAGAGTTCATCGAAGGCGTATGTTGTGTTATTGTTGACGAAACACACCAAGCAAAGGCAGATGTATTGAAAGATTTATTGACAAGTGTGTTTGCTAATGTGCCTATTCGTTGGGGACTAACAGGAACTATTCCTAAGAGTGATTGGGAATCTGCTAGTTTACGTAGTTCACTTGGTGATGTTATAAACAAACTATCAGCAAAAGAGTTACAGGACCAAGGAGTGTTAGCAAATTGTCACGTTAACATCATTCAAACACAGGAAACCGCAAGTTATCCTAACTATCAGAATGAAATGACATTTTTACTTGAAGATAAAAATAGATTAAAGTATGTGGCTAACATGATTAAAGAAATATCTGTTTCAGGAAATACTCTTGTTCTTACAAACAGAATTAAAAATGGCGAAGCACTGCAAGACCTTATACCAGATTCTGAGTTTGTTCAAGGTTCTATGGCAGTTACAGATAGAAAGGATGCGTATAATGATATAAATGAAGGCACGAATACAGTTACAATTGCTACTTATGGAGTAGCCGCAGTTGGTATAAATATTCCTCGTATATTTAATTTGGTATTATTAGAACCAGGTAAATCGTTTGTTAGAGTTATTCAGTCGATTGGTCGTGGTGTTCGTATTGCAGAAGATAAAGATTTTGTACAGATATGGGATGTAACGAGTAGATGTAAGTTTTCAAAAAGACATCTTACAGAACGTAAGAAATATTACAAAGAGGCGTCATACCCATTTACAATAGAAAAAATAACATATTAATGAAAGAGACAACTAAGGAAAATTATGAAAATATTAACACCAGCCAATAAATGTTTTGAAATGAACAGTTTGCCCGAGGAAATAGAAGATATCCGATATTGCGTCATGGATGTAACAGATAAGGATGACCCAGATTTCTTCTTCATTCCTTTGGTTTTTATAGAAACATTCAGTGCGCCGAGTATGAACATTAGTATTGGACCATATAATATAGAAATGCCAATAGATTGGAATATTATGATAGGCGAATCAGAACTAGGATTATGTGAATTCATTCCTCTTACAAGTATCAATGAAAGAAAATTTGATACACTATTGACAAATCCATTAAAAGGGTTTACAATGGATTGGCAACCAGTAAAAGTTAACAATGTATTTGCAGATGTGAAATGGTTTTTCCCTAAATTGAAGTACGGGCACATTCTTGCAATTCCATTAGAATATGGAGATAGTCCGAAATGTGCATATTTTGTAAAAGATTTAAATCGCATACCAGACCAAATGACGAGTTATGATTTTTTCTGAAAGTGATAGAGGTCATAGAATCGTAATTGATTCGTATAAGAAAGCCGATGAGGCTTATCAATGGTGTTCAGATAATATTCCATTGACAGAATGGACAGTAGTACAAGATGAGAATGCTGAATCTTTTTATTTTGAAAGAGATGAGTATGCTCAACAATTTTTATTAGTGTTTGGTGGAAGGTATTACAAACATGGCAACTAAGTTACCACTAAATGATGTATTGGGTGCAATTGATAGAAAAGATTTCAATTGGTATGCTAACCTTGATGATGAGAAAAAGAAAGCATGGAGTAGTTGGTTGTTTGTGCGTTATGCAAGTTCTACAAAGAGCAAAGACCGAGATGAACTATTGCTTAATACGAATGAGTTTGTGAATAAACATTACGGAGATATTCATAAACATGATGAGTTAGTTTGGAAGTTAATGTGTTTGACTGGTACAGGCAAGAAACAGTACCATGAATGGATTAAACCACCAAACTCAAAGATAAAGAAAGATGCTATATCTCAGTTTGTGTCAGAAACATATCCTACAATGAATGGTGTTGAAGTGGAATTGTTTCTAAAGATGAATGATGTTGCAGATTTGAAACAAATGGCAACTGATATGGGTATGACTGATAAAGAAATCAGTGAAATTTTTGGTAAGAAGAAAGCAAAGAAGAAAAAATAATGTTTGAATGTCAATATTGTAATGCAAAGTTTAAGTCTGAAAGGACTCTAATGGTTCACGTCTGTGAGCCTAAAAGACGTTGGATGAATAAAGACGAAAAATATTCAAGACTGGCCTTTTATGCTTTTAATAGATTTTATGAATTAACACATGCAGTTGGAAAGCCAATCGACTTTGATATGTTTGCAAAAAGTAAGTTTTATCTAGGATTTACTAAGTTTGGAAAGCACATAATCAATATAAATGCAATAAATCCCGAAGAATTTATTGACTTTGTTATACAAAATAGTGTAAAATTAGATAAGTGGACATCAGATGCAGTATATAACACATATATACAAGAGTTAAATAGAAAAGAATCTGCCGATAGGGCAGTAGAACGAAGCATATTACTTATGCAGAAATGGGGTGAAGAATATGAAAGACCTTTTAATAAGTTTTTTAAAGAGGTCAGTAAGCCATTGGCAATTCATTATATCAAATCAGGACGTATTAGTCCTTGGGTTATTTTTAATAGTGATAATGGTGCTGAATTAATCGATAGTTTTTCTGATGAAGAATTGGTTATTATTAATGATTATTTAGAACCTGCATTTTGGACACGAAAGTTCAATGCTAGAGTAGAAGATGTACAGTTTGTAAAGATGATATTAAATAAGGCAGGAATATAATGGCAACTAAAAGAGAAACTTCAACAATAGGTAATTTAGTTATACAGAAAGACCCAGAAACAGGAGAATTATATTTAGAATTGCCCAAAGAAACTTTGAAGAAGTTAGGATGGAGTGAAGATGATGAGTTACAGTGGGTAGAAAACCCAGATGGAACTTGGAATGTAATAAAATCGGAGAAGAAATAATGAACCCAGATGACTTAATTAGTAATACAGATTACTCGGGTGTAACAATATCAGTTGATGATTCTTATTGGAGTGATATGGCTGACCCAAGAGATGATGAAATTAAATCTATGAATGATAGATTGTCAGCAATTGAAAATCGTTTATCAATTCTTGTGCCTGATAAAGATATGCTAAAGAAGTACAAAGTATTACAGGACATATACAATCAGTATAAGGCCGCAGAAGCATTGCTTTCTGGTCCTGAATCGGAGATTGTATGAAACATATTAGACAATATACGTGGGAAGGCGTACAAGAAGGAGTCAATTCAATTGCTATGCAAATGTTTAAAGATGAATGGCGACCAGATTACATCGTGGGTATAACTCGTGGTGGATTAGTACCAGCAGTTCTGCTTTCACATGCTACTGATATCCCAATGAAAACATTATGCGTTCAATTAGAATCAGATGGATTAGATGCAAATACCGAACGTAATGCTCAGATGGCTAGAGATGCACTAAAGAACAATAAAAAGATTTTGATAATTGACGATATCAATAGAGGTGGTGATGCAATCACTTGGATTATCGATGATTGGCAAGATGTAGTGGGTATGTCAAACTATCATTCAGAATCGTGGCATTCAAATGTAAGATTTGCATCATTAATTGATAACCCTAATTC